TCCGACATCAATGAACAAATGCGAATCGTGTACAACAACGAAACATACAAAATTCACGCAATCCAATCGGCGGATGCCCGCAAGGCATTCCAAATGATCCGTTGCGAATATACCGACGCGCAATGAAAAATGTATCAGTTCGAATGATTGGCGACAAACGCGTGATGCGTGATTTGAAAAAATTAGACGAACGCGTTCGAAAGCGTGTTTTGAAAAAGGCCGCACGTAAAGGATTGAAACCGGTTGTTAGTTTATACAAATCACAAATCACCGATTCCGACGAAGTGTTCGCCGTGTATCGCAATGGTAAGGTATATGCGGAAATCATTCCGGGGCAATTGAAAAAATCAATTGCGGTGAAATTCCCCAAACAAGAACCCGGCGTTGATGGAATCGTTGCGTCGGTTGGTCCTCGTAAAACTGGTGCATATCGACACCCCGAAAAGGGCGGTTGGTTTGCCGGATTCATTTCATTCGGTTGGTTGAGATTCCGTGACGGTTCAAAATACAATGGTCAAAATTTCAATTGGTCTGCAAATGCAATTCGCATTGGCGAACGTTTTGCCACGCCAAGAATAAAAACGGCGTTTACCGAATATTTACGTGCTGAAATCAAATCATTGGGTTTCACACAAAAAATCGGATTGAAATGATTGGGAAGGTCATCAAATATAAATTTGACAACACATCGGCATTGAACGACGTGTTCGGTGGTCGTGTTTACCCCATCATCGGGGCGCAAGGTGGCGCAACGCCGTTTGCGGTATATGACACAACATCCATTCGAACCGAGGGTTCAAAGGATGCCGATTCACACATTGACATCGTAAACGTTTCAATCACATTGGTTGGCACGAATTACGGCACATTGCAAACGGCAGTTGACGACATACGTTCAACGTTCGTTCGCATGGAAGAAACAATTTTGGGCGTGAATGTTCAAACGTGTATGTTCGACACCGTTTCGGAGGTGTACAACGTAGACGAAACGACATTCGGCGTCGAAATTGATTTAAATTTTCGAATTATTAAAAACTAAAAAAAGGATAAAAAATGGCGTCAACATCCGTAATGAATTCAACCGACGTTGTAATTCAAGTATCATCCGATGATGTAACATACGAAATCATCGGAAAAATGACATCCGCATCATTGGCGGTGTCAATGGCAACACGCGACACATCGACCAAAGATTCAGCCGGTTGGATGGAAGTGTTGGAAGGACAAAAATCATGGACATTGTCGGGCGAAGGCTTGGTCGTATATAGCAATAGCGGCAAGGCAACACCAGACGATTTGTTCACATTCGTTTCAAACCGTTCATTGGTTTACATCAAGTTCGGATCAACTACATCAACGGAAATCGCATATTCTGGCGCGGGGTATTTCACCGAGTTCAGTAACGATGCGGGATTCGAGGACAATGCAACGTTCTCGTTCAGTTTCCAAGGTACATCAACGCTCACACAAGCGGCGGTGGCATAACGATTTCGGGGCCGTCCATTGGGCGGTCCCTTTATTAAAACAACAACACAATGACAAAACAAATTTTAGTTAACGGAACGGAACACCCGGTGAAATACGGATTCAACGCATTGCGATTGTTTTCAAATCAAACGGGAATTGGGTTGGACGAATTGTCACAACTGGAAAACAAAATGTCAATCGATCACGCAATCGCATTGATATGGGCCGGGATGAAAGACGGTGCGCGCGTACAAAAAATTGATTTCACAATGACGTTGGACGATGTTGCAGATTTGTTGGATGATGATCCGACAATCATCAACCAATGTGTCGCGTTTTTCGTGGAATCGTTCGTCAAGCCAAGCGTTGACGGAAAAAAGTAAATGCCCATCCCGAATCACAATCATTTGATTGGGACGATTTGGAATCCATCGGGTTGGGCGAAATGGGAATGACGGTTGACGAATTGTACGACATGACGCCACGTCAATTCCAAAATAAACGGAAAGGATTCCAACGGGTAATTGAACACAACGTTCAAACCATTTGGGAAACAACACGATGGAATGCGGCGATAACGATTGCGCCACATACGAAAAAACGATTGAAACCGCGCGATTTGATTGCGTTCCCTTGGGAAACAAAAAAACGCATTCATCACGCGGCCACATTTGAAGAAGTACAACAAGGGATAAACAAAGTTTTCGGCAATGGCGAAACCACAAATTGATTTAAAGTTCGGCGCAGATCTAAAAGATTTTAGACGCGGGATTTCAAGCATCGACACATCTTTGCAAAAATTATCTGGTGGTTTTACCGCTTTGGGTGCCACCATTGGAGCATCGTTTGCCGTGGATGCCATTCGTCAATTTGCAACGGAATCGGTTCAATTGGCGGCCACCGCCGAAGGTGTTGAACAAGCATTCAATCGAATCAATGATCCGACGTTGTTGGATGAATTACGCAAGGCAACCAAGGGCACCATTTCCGATTTGGAGTTGATGAAAATGGCCGTCAAGGCGAAAAACTTCAACATCCCATTGGAACAATTGGGCAACCTTTTGGGTTTTGCCAAACAACGTGCAACGGAAACGGGTGAGTCGATTGATTACATGGCGGAATCCATCGTTTTGGGTATCGCACGAAAATCGATTCCGATTTTGGACAACCTTGGGTTTTCTGCAACCGAGGTTCGCGAAGAATTCAATGCGACTGGCGATATGGCCACGGCCGTTGGAAACATCATCCAACGACAAATGGGTGGATCGTCCGATTCAACGGAATTGTTGACGGATAAAATAGCACAACAACGCGCGGCGGTTAAAAATTTAAAAACGGAAATTGGTGAAAAGTTAGCACCAGTTTATATGTCCGTCGCAGAAGGTGGATTGGAATTCATCAACGCGATTTCAAATACGTTCAGCAATTTTGTAAATGCTTACGGTGAAATATTTCGCGCCATATTCAACATAAAGGGTGAATATGATAAATTCGGTGATTCGATTTCCGATGTAGGGAAAAAACGCATTGATTCCGAAGAAAAATCATTGTTCCGATTGAACGCGATGTTGTCGTCATTGCAAGACAACAATCTTGCAGAGGACCAACGACGTATTCTAATCAACAAAATCAACACGGAATACAAAGAATATTTGCCCAATTTGTTGTCCGAAAAAGACACGTTGGAACAAATCCGTGATGTTTCACGTCAAGTAAACAAAAGCGCACGTGAAAAAATCAATCAAATCATTTATCAAGAAAAGATAAATAAGGCCACCGAAGACGGTGTTCAAGCACAAAAGGATTTGAATGATTTGACCATCAAACAATCCGAGTTGGTTTCTCGCGGCGGTTATTACGCAATGACGATTGAACAATTGAATGAATTGTCGTCAAGCGGTAAAAACATGGGCCATGCATTTCATTCGGCCGCATCACGCGTGATTGAAATGCAAAACAAAATCGATACCGCACGGGATACGTTGAAACGTTCGGAAATTATAATCGATGCATATAGTAAACGATTAAACGGATCTACTGAATCAACCGAACAATTGACGGATAAAACCGAAGATTTGGGCAAATCGGTTGATGATTTATCGGGTGATTTTGATAAAGCCGATAAATACGGCGAACGATTCCGGGCGAAAATGTACGAATTATCGGAGGGTGTTCCGATGACGTTTGCGACAATTTCACATTCGGCCGAACAACTTGTAACGGCTGGCCAACAAATGCAAACGGCATTCATGGGTGTCGCCGATATATTGGGGACGACATTGACCCAATCATTCGAGGCGGCATTGATGGGCGGTGAAAATTTCTTCAAAGTGTTTGGCGATGGATTGAAGGCGATGTTGGCACAATTGGCCGCCGCAATCGCCGCCGCCGCAATATTCGCCGCCATTTTAGTATTGGCCACGGGCGGATTGGCGGGATTTTCATTGCAATCGTTCGGAACCGCATTCAAGGCCATTGGCGGTGGAATGGGTGTGCCATCATTTGCGATGCCGGGCGGATTGGGATCCGGTGGGATGCAGTCGATTGAAATATTTGGGAAATTGTCGGGTGCCGACATTTTATTGTCCAATGATAGGGCATCACGAAACCGAACAAGACAAAGAGGATTCTAATATATGGCGGCAAGAATATTTGCGGAATTCACATCATCGAACCAAATCGATTATGTGGTTGAAATTCACGACACCGAATTCAGCGGTTCGGCACAACGTGTGTCCATCGGTGGTGATGGATTCCAGATCAATTGGGATGGGGAAACGGATGAAATTTATTCGCCCATCATCGGATCATCGGCATCGTTTACATTGTACGACAATGGTGAACAATGGATGTCGGATTTCATCACGTTGTTCAAGCAATACCAAGAAGAACGATTTTTCGTCGTCATTTACCGCGAGGCATCGGCACGTTATGTCAACAACTTGGTCAATGTATCAACGAATTTTGAAGCGCGTGTGACGGCCGATGGTGGTTCGGTGGAATCGCCAACGTGTTACAAACAAGACATCATCGACCTTGGAAACACATTCCGATACATCGGCCCAATCGCCGACCACATTTATTGGTTCGGATGGATTGTTCAAGATTTGATCGAGGTCGAAGATATTTCCAACCCGACGCAATATGCATTCAAGGCGGTGGATGGTATTTCCAAAATGTCGTCCAAATCATATCAATATGATGGTGTGACACGCACGTTGACGGATCATTTGTTCAACATCATCAACGACAATACCCCGGCGCAATACTTGACGCAAACGTTGCCGTTGTTCCGCACGATTTCGAATTATTGGTCGGAAGAACAAACGTATTCATTGACTACGGATCCAATGTCCATCACACGATTCCCGGCGAAAACGTTCGCGAATTACACGGATATCGGGACGATTGAATATTCCAATGGATTGGACATCATTCGTGAAATGTGTTTGATATTGGGCGCACGATTCTATTTCGACGACGGCCAATTCCGATTCGAACAATTTAGCCAACGCGCGGAAAATGAATTGCGCGAATTCAAATATTTGATGGATGGTTCGGCCGATGGATATGAAGATGTCCCAGTGGATTATGATGTCGACCAAATCGCGGTGCATCGTTCACAAGGGACATTCCGATATTTGCCCGCCGTCAACAAAATTCAGTTGACCGAAATCAAAAAGGCCAACGTCAACATCATCGGTGGTTCGGTCACATACGATTCACAATTCGGTGATGAAATCAATGTTGGATTGATTCCGTCCGCAGATAATGGCCGCATTTATTTGGAAATGACATCACGTTTTGAAACGTTCATTTCCACGCCAACGTCCGGGACGGCAATCCCGGTATTCGCCGTGACGATTCGTTTGGAACCAAGTGATGGAACGGCCAATCAATATTGGTCCAATGCGTTGGTTTCGGGTGTGGCATCGTTTGGTGCGGGATCATGGTCGACGACATTGGGAACATATAAATGGGCGGCGAATTCCGTCACCAGATCACAAAACACAACGACCACCACGGCACACACAATGGTCACGGGGCCATTGCCAAAGGATGGGGAAATCTATTTGGACATCACCATCCTTGGATTCTACGATGCTAATGGTTCATCCACATCATTTTTCATCGGTGGCAATTCATTCAATTGGGCCGTGACGATTAACAAGGCACGATTTGAAAACGACAATTCACCCGCATCAATCGCATCGGTGATTGGGTATTCTTCGAACACATCTACCAAGGTCAAATCAAATTTGACGTTGGATTTGGGTTCGGTTCGATTGTTCAATGGATCTGGCGAATTGGGTTCGTTGTATGTCTACGATGGGGCCAATTGGGTGCCGTCGGGCGGATGGCGCGTTGGGAATTCGGGAACATATGAAAACACATCGGGATTGGTGACATCCGATTTGATGCAGTTTCACAACAACCCAATCGAACGTTGGGAAGGCGTGATGATATATCCCGAAAATTTTAAGGCGTTGTTGCGATTCGATTCACACGAATGGATTGCCATGCGCGCCACATTAAACGCCAACACGGACGAATTGCAAGGCGAATGGTTCCGCATATCACCCGACAACACAAACATCAGTATTGGCACCCCTATTGACGTTGTTGATACCGATTACGGAAACAATGATGCGGCGGATGCCGTTGGGCGTTATTCCAACATCGGAATCGGTACGATTGCGGGGATGGGTGTTGACACTGATGGCTCTGCTATCGGGCCGTATGAGGAAACGGCAACGGGTGGAAAGATTAATGGTTCGGCCGTTGTAACTGGTGACACCACGATGCAAGGCGGTTTGGATCATCAAGGATTTTTGATTCAAGAAATCACCGACGTGACGCATTCATCCGGATCAACGTACAATGTCCAAGACACCGAATATATGATTTTCAACACTTGGTCGGGCAGTAATGGAACGGCAACCATCAACCTACCATCGGCGGCCGATAACGAAGGCCGATTGTTGCGATTCAAATCCGATGGAACCATCAGCGCAAACACGTCAATAAATGTTGTTCCACGATCGGGTGAATCGGTTGATGGCAATGGTGAATTTGCCTTTGATCGTGACTATGATGGAATCATGTTGTTAGCGCACAACGACAATTGGTTCATCATTCAACGTAAGGCGAAGTAATGATGAAGCGAATAGACAAACGAATGACCAAACGTTGCAAATGATATTGTAATTTTATAACACATAAAAACCCCTATAAGGGGACGCAAGATGAAACAATCTCAATTTTATTACCTCCTACGGAGAGGGTTGTTCATGGGCGGCGGTGGAAT